AGAACAGCAAAATATGTTTTACAAGCAACAAATGGTACAGACTTTGAAAGTAGTGAAGTGTTATTAACACATGATGGCACAACTGCTTATCAAACTACCTATGCTGTTATTAATTCAGGAAGTACACTAGGAAATGTATCAACTACTATTAGTGGTAGTGATGTACTACTACAATATACTCCAACAACCAACAATACAGACGTTCGTCTAAGCAAAAACTATCTTATAATTTAATATAGTATACTATAGTAAATCTACTCTATTCAAATAAATACTTGTAAGTTTTATTCGAACACTTGGGGATAGTGAACCAGGCATTCTTATTCAACGGTTTCCGATGGGGATAGTGAACCAAAGGAGTTTAAAAATATATATATTTTAACTTATCGGAGTATTGATTAAATGCCAAATTTAACAAGAATTAAAAACAATCAGATTACTGATTCAACTTTGATGGCTAACACCAAAGTTGTAGCAGGTTCGATTGTTGGCTCGTTATTCAATAGTAACATTACAACCACAGCAGACTTTACCATCACTGGTAACTTAACGGTTTTAGGCGCAAGTACGACTATGACTGTTTCTGCAACAAACACAGAAATTAACGATCCGTTAATGGTTTTGAACAATGATGCAACAGGTTCAAACACAGTTGACGTTGGTTTAGTTTTTGAACGTGGTGATGATACTAACCAATCATTGATTTGGGACGAATCAGCAGACGAATTCGTATTTGCTTCAACATCTGAAGACGGTACAACAGCAGGTGATACAGTAGTTTCTGCTTACGCTGGTCTACATGTAGGTACAGTTAAATCATCTGCCTTAACATCAGGACGTGTAACATTTGCAACTACTGATGGTGCTTTAACAGACGCTTCACAATTAACTTATGCTTCATCTGTTTTAACAGTTGATCAGTTAACACTTGATGGTACAGCGGCAGGCGTAACAATTGGTACATTAGCGGCCAGTGGTGAAGACTTAGTTCTTTCAGCTGACTCAGGTACTATTGATGCTAGTGCAGGTACATTAACAAACTTAGCAGATCCAACATTAGACAGTGACGCTGTAACATTAGGTTACTTAAACACTGCTTTAAGTAGTGAAGTAACAAACATCCAAAGTGATGACACAGATGTTACAATTACTGATAACGGTGTAAATCCTGGTTACATTCAAATTAACGTTGACGGCACTTTAGTTGCTAACGTGTTAACCGGCGGTGTAACAATTACACAACCAACAAGTTTAACTGCTAACACAAGTTCAACAACAACAACAACTGGTGCTTTAATAGTATCAGGTGGTGTAGGTGTTGCTGAAAACATTGTAGCAGGTGGACAGTTAAAATTAACTGACACAACAGAAAGTACAAGTGTTACAACAGGTACATTTATTACTGCTGGTGGTGTTGGTATTGCTAAAAACTTGAACGTTGGTGGCGGTGTTGTTATTACAGGTAACTTAACTGTTAACGGTACTACAACAACTGTTAGTTCAACAACACTTGATGTTGCTGACCTAAACATTACTTTAGCTGACGGTGCGGCAGATTCTGCTAGTGCTAACGGTGCTGGTCTTACAATTGATGGTGCGAGTGCTACATTATTGTACACACATGCTACAACATCATGGGACGTTAACAAACCATTTAAAACAACAGACACAACTGACTCAACAAGTCCAACAACAGGTGCTTTATTATCTGATGGTGGTCTTGGTGTTGCTAAAGACGTGTTTATTGGTGGTGGCGACTTAGGTACTAACCAAACTACATTTAACTTAATTAACACAACTGCTACAACACTTAATATTGGTGGTGCGGCAACTACGTTAGAGTTAGGTGCGGCTTCAGGTACTACAAGTGTTAACAATGCGTTAACAGTTGACGGCGCTACAACAGCTGGCAGTACTTTAGACGTTACTGGTGTTGCTAACTTTAATAACACAACAACAAGTACAAGTAACACTACTGGTGCTGTTATTATTGACGGTGGCTTAGGTCTTGCAGAAAACTTACACATGGGTGGCTTAGCTGACATCGATGGTGCGTTAACTGTAGGTGGCGCTGTTAACGTTGATGATACTACAGAGTCAACAAGTACCACAACAGGTGCTGTGATTGTTGATGGTGGTGTTGGCGTTGCTAAATCTTTAGTAACAGGTGCAGGCGCTACAATTAACGCCAGCCAAACAGCTGGTGCAGACTTTACTGTTAAATCAGACAACAGTACAACAATGTTATACATTGATGGTACAAACGATCAAATGGTTATTGGTGGTAGTAATACTTCAGTAACTACTGGTGCAGTTGTTAGATTTAACACAAATGACTCAATCCACTTACCAGTTGGTACAACTGCTCAACGTCCGATTACTGGCGTTGCAGGTATGGTCCGTTTCAACAACTCTACAAACAACTTAGAGTTCTACAACGGTTCAAGTTGGCAGTCAGCACAGGGTTCATTTACTGTTATTGCTTCTGAAGCATATGACGGTGATGATTCAACAACAGCATTTACCCTAAGTGACACTCAAACAACTGCATCATGTATTGTTAGTGTTAACGGTGTTGTACAGCAACCAACAGAATCATATTCTGTAAGTGGTACTACATTGACATTTACTGAAGCTCCAGCTACTGGTGATAAAATTGAAGTTCGTAAGTTAACAACTACAACTACAGTTACATCGCTTGTTGATGGCTTATCAGCTGTGACAGTTAGTGCAACTGAAGGTGCTAGTATCGAACACGATGAAAATGGTGTTACAGTTGGCACAAGTGCTACAACAATTGACTCATTTGCAACAACAAGTTATCGCAGTGCTGAGTACTTAGTACAAGGTCAAAATGCGGCAGGTAATGCTTGGGAAATTGCAAAAATATTGTTAGTACATAATGGTACAACAGCAACCATAGTACAATACGGTGTTGTTGACACAGGTTCAGAAAATTGGACTTACTCAGCAACAATTAGTGGCGGTAACGTATTGTTACAAGCTCAAGCTGGCGAAGCAGGTACTACAGTTAAAGTATTCCCAACATACATTGTTGTATAATACTTTTTAAAGTAATACTAAAGAGAGGACTTTTCGAAGTCCTCTTTTTTTGTCTAATAAATAATGATATGCTTAAAGAAAAGAAATATAGAAAAGATTACCAAGGCGAAAAGATAGTTACAGATAGAATATATACTAAAGGTGTATGGGAAGATGTAACTGAATTTATTCCTAATGTAGTTACTAATGAGCAAATATCAAATCGTGCCTGCGTAATTGGAAACGGATTGTATAGAGAAGGATTTAAAATGCAATCGTTTTTAAAACCACAAGGTTTGTTAGGTGCTGATACTATGCAAACATATGGTTGTAATGCTTTATACAGAGATTTTAATCCTGATTTTCTTATAGCAACAGGAAAAGACATAGTAAAAGAAATAGCAGAATCTGAATATTCAGACAATAATATAGTTTATTCATCTGCTAAAAACTTAATAGAATATCCTAAAAAGTTTTATCTAATCCCTCATAATTCCTATATGGATGCCGGAACTACCGCTATGTATCTTGCGGCATTTGACGGACACAAAACAATTTATCTGTTAGGGCACGACTACAATGATGAAGGTATGAACAGTAACATCTATGCTGATACCCCAGGTTATGCGTCACGTGATTATGTACATGATTGGTCAAAAACAATCAGAGCAAAAAGACAGATGTTTGATTTGTATGATGATGTTGATTGGGTGTGGGTAACTCCATATGGTACAAATACTGTACATCAAGAATGGAAACCTTGTACTAATCTTAGACAGTTAAGTACTAAAGCATTTATGAATGAAACTAATCTTAATTAAACAGTTCTTCAAACGTTTTTAATTTCTTAGCAATAGAATCAAAATTAATAGTTCTCCAAACTCCAGGATGTAAAGGTTTAGGATGGTCTTTTAGGTGTACCCAACAGTATCCACGATGTTCATCGTTTAAGTCAGGAATAAATTCTTCTTCAACAGGTAAAATGAATGTGTGATAAAAAAACTTACCGTTGTCGCTAGTAAACTTTTCAATTGGGATTACTTTATGTTCGCTAAAATCAACACCAACTTCTTCTCTAATTTCTCTATACAAAGTGTCTATTAGATTTTCGCCCGGATCAACTTTTCCGCCAGACAGTCCCCAAGTACCATTAAATTTACCATTACTTCTAAGTAAGAAAAGATATCTTTGAGTTGATATACAGTATATGAAAGCACCAGTGCCTTCTAGATTACTAAGGTCCATTCTCCGGCTTTGTACTCGCCTTCCCAACTTTTGACCCAAGTCTTGTTTATCCATTTATATTGAGTTCCAGTATTTAAGTTACTAACATAGTGTACACTAGTTTCATTGGCACTGTCAAACACTACTGACCAGTTAGTTCCGTCATATTCGATAACGTCGTTTGCTTTTGCAACTAGATCGCCCCATAATGGTGCCTGATCAGCCGACGTATTATCAAAACTTCCGATGTCGTCTAATATTAAAAATCTAGTACCACTAGTAGCACTTTCAACAGTAGCAACTACAGTGTTTTTTCTAGGATCAATAATAGCATCAATTGAATCTAGTGTGTTTGTTGGGTATGTATCAACGTCAGCATTGAATAACAACAGTGAATCGTCTGTTGGATGATAACTAACAGTACCAACAATTTCAGTTCTTTGATCGTCTGCTAAAAGTCTTATTTGACTAATACCATTTTCTAAAACACCATACACATTAATTAAACTTTTCCAGACATCTTTTGTTCCTACTTTAACTGGACTATCCAGAGTTGGTTCTCTAGGATCTTCCATTTCGTTATATTTTAACAGTGTTAAAGTGTTGCCCACTAGCAATACACCATAGTCTAATGGAGTAAAGTATTGTCTTTGTCCTAACAGATTAGCGTCGGAATAAACGGCTGTTGATAAATCGCCTTGTGCATCATGTATAGATGCAATAATTTTTTGAATAACACCTAATTTTTTAATTTTAGCAGGAGGACTAATCCACACTGGTAATTTAAAAGTTAAAGTAGCAACATCAATTGGATTTTCAGTGCCAATTGGTACTGAACGTGATGTCCAGTTTGGATTTTCTAAAACTACCATACTTAAACTGGTCCAGTCAACATAGTTATCAGTTGATTGTACTTCAAGAGCTGGATTAAATAACACAACTAATTGTTCTAGTAATTGTAGTTTTTGTTTAGTATTTGATGTCCATATATCTAGTTTAAGTTCCAGGGTGTATGGAACTGGCATTAGTCGTTCAATACTAAATGCGTTACCCTGTCCTGATTCGTATTCACCAGTGTTTTCGTTGTACTCTCTGGTTCTAATATTCATTTTACCTATGTAGTTAGGTTCTTGTACTCTGTCTCTATCGTAAGTGATGTTGTTAATAAACACTGTCATAGCAGGAACAGCCTGCATAGCATTTTCACTGTTATTTGCTATAATTTGTGCTACCTGACGACTACTATCACCATAGTAAACAGGAACACGTTGTAAGGTTTTATTACCACTACGATCTTTACCAAACTCCACTTGAAACCCTGAAACCATTCTTATAAATTGAATTAAGAATCTTTCAATCTGAGCATCATAAAAAAATTGTTGAGAAGCCGCCATTAATTATCCGCCGTTGGTTTAAATGCGTCACTTAAACTTTGACGCTGAACTGTCACGTTAGCATATACTGTATATTCTAATACATCATTAGCAACTAATGTATTTGTAAGAGTAATTGCTATATTACCACTGCTGTTACTTATAGTGTTAGTAACTTCTGTACTATTAATCATCGTTCTAGCACCGTATGTTGATACATAAGGAGTTTTAGTTACAACAGTTAATGAACTTAAAGTAAATGATTGTGTGTGTGCATTTGCATGAGGAGTATATGGGTCACTAACTTTAATTGCGTCCCAGCCTACTGCATTAGTGTAGTATGCTTGAGTATTGTTTATAAAACTACTACGTTGAGTTTTGCTTTCATTTCCTGGTGTTAGTGTAGTTCTCACATTATCCTCTAATTTGACCCAACGTTTACCATCAAATCTGAATAGTCTGTTAGGTTTGTAATCTAATCTTAAGAAATAGTCTCCTACTTCTGATCCACTTGGGAAACTAATACCACTTGATACTTCTGTACCATTTGGTGGTAAAGCATTTTCAGTTAAGTATCCTTTAACTTCTGGATAAGTTGGTTCTGATTTTACACTTGAAGCATCAGGTGTACCATCATCATCACTAGCATCTACATTAACTTCACTAGCATCTGCTCCGTCCGGATTACCTGGGTATCCATCTGCTGTAACAGGTGCTTGATATATAAACGTTGTATCGTACCCAGATTTTGGAACTTCATCTTCTGCACGATCAACGATAGCATCATTAATTTCAGTATACTTGTCATATGTACTTAATACATCTGCAAGTGATTGATTAGTGTTTTCACCTGCTTTAATATTGTCAATAATGTCTTTATATTCTTGACTGTCGACTAGTGGCTGTACTTTAACACGCCATAAGTGAGGATACCAAGTTGGTGCAAAGCCTTCTGCGGCTCTAGTAGCATCTTGTACTACATAATATCTTTTTAATGCACTCGGCAAGTCGTCATCTAAGGGATAGTAATCTTTAAGGTGTGGCAATTCCATAACATCACCAACCATAATCTTACGACCTAATGTCTCAACCATATCATTTAAATGGAATACCATAAACATAGTATCGCCAGTTAAGAATAACCCAAACTGCGTTAGATCAAAGTCATTATCGTTTATTCTATAGATACTGCGTAGTTGATAAACATCATGATCATATTTTCTATCACGATTTTCTAAGAATAATAAGTCTTGTATGTTTTTTACACTCTCGTTTAGATAACCTGGCTCTGTAGGACTAACAGCCGTTCCGTCATTAATAGGACCTAAATACTTGTGAATATGTACATCAGTACCGCCCACAGTAAACATTTCTGACATTCTACGGTCAAAAAATCTGTAGTCATTTCCTTTATTTGGGCGCCAAAGGCTTAATCGTGGCATTTGTATAATCCGTTATT